TGACATACTTACTATTACCATCATGCGCTGGGCGTGGTAGTTTAGCTGAATAGTAGTCCATTACCTGTCTACGTTCTTTCGACAACTCACTGTCATAATATCCAATAGAACGTCTTAAATTAGTATCGACTATGGACACAATCTGATCGTCGTCGAGTTTTTTATAATCTTTATTTGATTTCATATCTAAACCATCTCAATATAGTAATCGTCAACTGCGTCTATGGGCTCCCAAGCACCTTCATGAATATGATTGGCTAGGGCTAAACTCATGACACAGTCATCAAAGCATCCAGCTTCTGCCTCCATCCCACCACTTTGTGTGACGATGTATGTTAGCATTTCCCGAATAGTGACTTTATCGTTTAGTTCGATCTTACCCTCTCGAACTGAGGCTCTGAGTTCATCAATGATCAGAGGTTTTGTCTTGGATGTCGTAGTAAAACCTAACTTGACTGTTTCTTTGTCAGTCAGTTTGTCCACCTGTATTTCTGTATAGAAGTTAGGGTAGGCCATGTCTTTTCCAAGACGGGTACATGTCAGAATACCATGGCTGTTGTTTTCTACAATTATGTAGGCAAAGTTAAAGAACTCACCTAGCTTATAGAGTACAGTAGCAAAGTAATCAGGATGAACTTGTGCACGATAGGTTGCCACCTGTCGTTTTTTGCTGTCGAGAACCTGTGCAACTGACCAGTCACCACCACGGACACCCATAGCAACGTCTGCTCCTATGGTGTACTTCTCGCCATCATCTAGTTTGCGATAGAGTGTTAGTTCTCCTCGCATGTTATCAAGCCAGTCTTCACCTTCTAGTGCCAGACGTGCTTCAACATCTCTCGATGTCTTTAGGTCATCTTGCAATGACTCTGGATTAAACACAGGACGCCCAGTGGTTAAGAAAGCCTCTTCGGGCTCCGCTGGGTACTCCTGTCGAAACAAGTCGATGCCGTTCTGGGCAATCTTTCGCCGACGAAACATCAGCTGTTCGTTGTCTAGGTCGTATTTCTTAGATAAGTCCTCTTCCTCTGGAGTTATCTTAAAGTTCTCAGGTACAGGCTCACGATACTCTGGGTCTACATACCAAGGAATAAATACAGGGACGTAGCCGTTAGAGCCATCCACTGCACCTTTCCATAGATCATAGAATATACCAGAGACACCATTAGCTGTGCTCTCAACGAATACAGCTGTGCCTTTCTTGTTAGGTACGGCTTGCGTCATACCATTCCAGTTCTCTAGGGCAGTTGATTTCTGCCAGAAGGCAAGTTCTGATGCGTGAACATGTGTAAGTGTCTCACCACGTCCAATGCTCTCACCACCAGCTGTAGCAACCACGTAAGAACTATCAAGAACATCAAAGGTCAACTCTCGTCGAGATGAATACTTTGTATGTGGCTTGAGTAGTTCTGGGCAGTTCTCATGGTAGCGTTTAGTCATGTCAAACAGTGCTCTTGTACTGTCAGAATGGTGTGTGACCACCATTGCTTTACATGCTTTGCGCTGGGAAACATTAAAGTAAAGATAGCCGCCTACATAAGTTGATAGACCTTGCTGTCTAGCCTTCAAGATTATTATGCGAACCTTACCTTCAGTAGCCATCTGCTTATCTACAGCTTCTTGTAGTATAGTCTGTGCTGGCTTTAGTTTGAGGGGCTTGATGTCTCCATCTTTGGTTCTGATCTTGAGTGCTGACTTAGAGTAAAAGTCAAATTCGTCATATAGTTTGCGGCGTACTTCTTTAAGTTTCTTTTCCATCGTCAGTTTGCTCTTCCTCTGGTTCACCTACTAAAAGCGACTCCAAGAAGGCTTCTGCTTTACCAACAGTGACTTCGCTCTTTGAAACTGGTTTTGTCTTAGTAAAGTCTAAGACCATTCTTGCGGCTGTTAGTTTGTCTCGGTTCTGCGCTGGTTCGCGCATGATCTCGACTGCTGTTTTAAGAGCCTCTACCGCATATTCGTCATCAATATTATTTTCTTTAGCCATAATAGCCACAATCCTTTCAGCGTCTTTCTGTGCTTGTTTTCGGATGGGGGTGATGGCCTCTAACGTGTAGCCATCTGGAGTGCCTACTGGCCTTCCTCCGTTCTTACGTTTTTTGGTTGACCACTGCTTTCGTAGTGCTCTTCCTTCCTCAGTTTGCATTAGTTTTGAGAAATAATTATCTTTGCCCTTTCGAGCCTTCTTTGGGTGCGTTAGTTCCTTCTTTGGTGACTTCTTTCTTGGTTCCTTTGGTGCTCCCATTGTGCTCTCCTAGTGTCCTTGAAATAATAAAGCCCCATTGCTGGGGCTGTATGTTGTTATGCTGATAGGATGCCATCTTGTGGACTGAGTATGCCTTCATTTGGCTCTTCGTCCTCGCCACTTTCCTTTGCAACCATAGCTGAAACTATAGCTAATAATGTTGCGAAAGAACTTGAGTAGAACCTAATCTGTTTGTTGCCAGCTTTCTTAAATTCATCCCTGATAACTTTAGTTGTCTCAGGCATTAATTCTTTGGCAAGTCTTGGATTAAGCATATAGACCCACAAGGGATCAACAGCCGTTTCTGAAAAGTTCATGGCATATTGTTGGTACTTTTTAAGATTAGGGTTTGTAGAAAATTTCTCAATCGCACCTTCTTGTGTTAAAGATGGATTGTTTTTCATGAGGGTAGCCACAATTTTTGCAAATTCCCTCACATCTTCTGTAGCATTAGGGTTGTTCTCAGCATATGCTTTAATGTTCCACTGTAGATCGACTATTTCTTTCATGATGGGGCTAGTTGCAGTAAGGTCTTTGGACATAAGCAATGGAGCTATTACACTTCCTGTAAAGGTTCCGTCACCATAGCTATTCATCTGTCCAGTAACTACATTTTTGCCTCTTTTTGATTGGGGTTTAGAAATACCCTTGCCAGAAAGATTACCTTCAGCAACACCATGTGCCATTTCGTGTAAAAGAGTAGTAAGGGCTTGTATGTCTGAAACCCTTTTGAGTTTACCAGTTTTTTTGTTTTTACCCTTTGTTGCATTAGGAACCATAGTAAATATAGTACCGCCAGAACCTCCTTTGTTGCCATACTCACTAAAGAAAGCCTGTGTTGCTTTCCCTACTTTAAAACCAGAGGCTTTCCCAGCAGTTCTCATTGCTGATATGCTTTTGAAAGCATTCACAACAAGATTTAGCTTCTTAGCCGCATCTAGTGCTGTAGCCCAGTCTTGGATACCGTTTTCATACTTTGTACCTTTCTTTCCGATTTCAACTAAGGCTTCGGCTTCTGGTATTTCTGCTTGTACTTCATCTGGTGTGGGTGGATTAGTTCCTACTGGTTCTGGTGTTCCCAGTACCCCTTGGTCTCCGCCATCTCCCACGTTGGGTTCTTGCTGAGTTCCTCCAGTAGTTTCTTCTGGAGTTGGGGCTGGAGTGGGCTGTGTATCCACGACAGGAGGTGTCGGTGATACCGCTGGAGGTGGTGATCCTGTTGTTCCTGTATCGCCATTTGGTTTATCAACTCCTGTGTTTATAGCCGCCTGTTGCGAAACGACACGGGTATGATACGGCATTAGGTACTTATCTGCAAGTTTTTCGTTAGATAAGTTCTTTCTCGCACGATCAACAATTGCCTGTGATGCTGTCTTGGGGTCTTTTCCAAGACTTAACTGATATTCACTTAATGAATTGTTAAGTACCAGCCTATCACTGTCAGAAACAGCTTTATCTTTATCCAACTTATCAATTAGGTTTTGCACAAACTTTCGGTTGTCATCAATACCTTGTTGTACCTCTGGACTACGCTGTGGTGGTGCAGGGGGTGTAGGTGCTACTGGTGACGTAGGGGCAGCTGGATCAATTTTTGGAAACTTGAAGCCATCTTTAATTATACCGACAGTATATGACAATGTCTTGTCGTTGTCGGGCATCTTACCAGTCTTTAAGTGTGACTTGTAAGCATTCAGTGCCCTACGAACATCGGCATCTGCACCTTTTGCGAGACGCCTATCAATAGCACGCATGATTTCAGCATCTATTTGTGCTGGTGTCATGTCACCTAGATTGCCAACTTCACGTAAGCCTTCAAATGCTATGCCTCTAGGAGACCTTGGATTTGGATGTAATCCCTCTTCGTACATTTTGACAAACAATGCTTGTTCTTCAGCCCTTGCTTTGTCGTCTGCCGCTTTCTTCATTGCCCTGTTGTTAGCATCTCTGATTTTCTTCTCAGCCTGTGCTTGCTGGGCTTTGTTTAAGGGTAGGCTTGTGCCTGTAGGTGTATTAAGTCCACTTTTCTTGATATTCTTTTTGACAAATCTGTTTACTTTAGACCTACGGCCTGTGACTGCATCTATTGCACGTCCGCCAGCAACTAAAGGTATCTGTGTTGCTAAAGATGCACCACCTGTTCCAGCAATAGCACCAAAGTTTAACATACCAGCAACATCTCGCGCTGGGTTGTAACCTTTGCCGACATTATTGATGGGGTTAAATACATCAGTAAACTTAGAGAAGCCGCCTTTGAGCCCAGATGCGTAAAGTTCTGTAAGTACATTTGACTTATAGAGGCCATTTACCATCTTTTGACCAACTTCTGTTGATCCAGCGATGTCTTTCACAAACTGTATGTCAGCTGGTGTTACACTGCCGCCAACTTTTAGGTTTGATGTGTTTACAATGCGTTTAAACTTATCAATAGTTTCTGGGTCTAAGTCTTTGACGATCTGTTTGTTAATTTGGCTTGCCGCCGCATTTACCTCTGTCTGTATAGCTTTTCTAACACTTGTAAGTGTCTGGTTAGCACCTTTCTGTGAAGAGGGGTCGATGTCTTTAAGGTTATATCCACTGTCTTCTGATATTTCTTTGATCATACGAGAGACATCACCAGCCGCTTGATCAACTTCTGGGTCTAGTTCTTGCCTTGGTTTAAAGACAACTTCACCAGTCTTAGATACAGTCGATATAGCTGTGTTAGCGGCTCCACTTAATGTAGAACCAATAAGTCCAGCGTCACCCATGCGGTTTACGACTTCATCAGTGACATACTCACCACCTTTGATGGCAGTGTTGCCCATGATTGCGGCTTCTTGACCAGCTTCCTGTATGCCTTCTTTCAGTACCTTTACAGTATAGCCACCACCTTTGACTGGTAGTAGCTCTATGAGGCCAGATGTTATAGCCGCGCCCAAGTCTTGCATGGTTGCAGTTGTGTCTATGCCTTTTTCTTCGTTCTCGTCGCGTGTTTCGCCTAGTGCACTTAAAGTACCATAGACTGTACCACCGATAGCAATAGTTGTACCAATAACTGGTGCAGAAGTAAGTGCAACACCAGCACCTATAGATGCCGCTGTACCAGCTAGTACCTGTGGGGCGGCTTCCGCTGATCCGTAGAGTAAAGATTTACCAGCATTTGCAAGATCGCCTTCGCGTAGGTTCTTAACAATGCCATCAGCACCCTCTGGACGCTGGTAGTTCGCTTCCGCAATCTCACGTTCATTGCGTTCAGCCATTTCCTTACCATAGTTCTCAATACCTTCTGATCCTGTCAGTTCACCAATACCTTGGATACCCTGACCTATAAGTTTTCCTGCATTATCGTAGCCAAATTTAGCCGCGCCACTAACTGAGGTGTCAACTTCAGCTGTTGTAGTTTCTCCGTTACCAAGGTGTTTCTTCAAAGCCGCTAATGCACCTTCTTGGGTGTCACCTGTGATATCAAAAGTACGTCCATCTGGCGTAGTTATCTCAAAAGTTGGCATATCTGTACCTATTATTTCTGTTGGATTGTGAAACCATCAACCTCAACTGGTTTATAGTTCGATGTGGGTGCTCTATATCTATAAGACTGCTCAGACTCGTTAATGACTACATTGCCATTTAGTCTGTTTTGTACGTTCCGTAACGCAACCATTCTTTCGTTAATCCAGTCCACCCAAATCTTCTCATCTTGGAAGTTCTTCGGTGCTGGTTGTAAGAATAAGTCCATCTCTTTGTTAGAAATGGCACCCTTTGTCTCTGCAACTCTGAGTAAGGCATCATCAACTTTAAGTCTGCTTAACAATAGTCGTCTAGCCGCGTCTGGGCTACCAGTATAGTTGTCAATAAATGATTTAAAGATACCACCGACACCTGTTAGGTTACCACCTTCAGCTTTACTTTGTGCTATCGCATCTAAACCAGACTGAAATGAGTTTAACTGTGTACTTACGTCATTCAGTGTCTGCGTTGCCTTATCTTTGTCTTTGGAACTGCCTTTAGCCTTTAAAGCCGCTATGCGTTCTTCAGCAAGTCTTGTTGCTTCTGCTTTATTAAATGCGTCAGTCTCTGCTTTGCGGTTAGCATCTTGGATGTTACCAAACTCTTGTGTTGCGGCTCTTGCTGAACCAGCGAACCCTTGGTCTGAACCACCAATTATAGCACCACCGATACGCATAAGTGCTTCGTTTTTGTTAATCTTAGCGTATGGCATCATAGAGCCACGGGCATTAGCAGACACTGCGCTACCTTTGCGATCATTAGATGATGTAGTAT